TTAAAAGTAAGCGACCGCCTTTGAGTGACAGTGTTCGGGCTATTTGGATTAGCCTTTGTGAATAAGGTCAAAAGACAAACTTTGCAAGAATCTCCCGCCAAGCGGCGAGAATTTCAATTTTGTTGACTTTGTGGGGGAGGAAATGCTATAATTTCCCCGACAATAAAAGAGCCTGATTTAGCAAGTCGGCTTTCCTCTTGTGAAAAGAAAGTCACCCGCCAGATGACTGTCTAGTTAATCTTTAAAAAAAGCAACGTAGACGATAGCTACTGTTTGGATAAATATCCATAGCTGTCGGCTTTTTTTATTACACAGTTTCGACTGTCTTTGACAGGTAGACTGCCTTTGTGATGTATTTGAAGTGGTAACCTTCCTTGTTGAGCAAGATTCCGTGCGCGGCGATGTAGTCGCTGAAGTCGTAAAATTCCTGCGCCTGTATATCTTCGCGCGGATTGTAAATTTTCAAACTCCGCCGACTGCCTGCCTCAAACTTCAAATACAGCCTCAAGAAATTGGTGTCGATTGGGTCGTCGTCGTCGTCAGGTGTCCAATCGTCCCAAGCGTGTTCATGGTGATAGTAATATTGCACGACAGGATTAACTTTCCAACGCCGCCAACGCCACTTGCATATCCTGTAAAAGTCATAAGTTACGTCGCGTTCAAGCTGACAATCGACTATCACCTTGCCGGCTTGAAGTTCCAACATTGCTGAAAATATCTGCGCGTCAGGCTCGGCGTACCTGCTGAAATCTGTTACCGACCTGCCACTGCTTAAAATATTCCCTGCCAAAAAATGCGTCGCCTTGTCGGAAAAATTTTTCACACTGTCAACTGTCACTTTGCCGCTGCGCTGATTCACCGCCGATACATAATAAGTTTCAGGCTCGGTAATCGTCAAGTCAAAGATTATACTCTCCAGCCAACTGCGCAGATTTTTTGAACTGTCTATCAGCCGCTTAAATTCGTCGTCGTCGTCCAGTTCCAACTTCAACCCTGCAGTCGTTATCTTAAAAAAGTATGGCTTTCCGCCGTAGTCAAACCATTCTGTAACTTCCACGCCGCTCATCACGCTCGACAAAAATTTTTCCACTGCCGCAGGTGTGCCTTTTATCCTGTGCACAAAAAAACTTTGCCGAATCAGATCGCGCTTCATCTGCAAAGTAAATTTGTCGCTGTAAAAATCTACATGATATTGCCAAGCTAAATGATCCAACACTTCGCCGGGCAAATCTTCAAGGCGCGGCAGGTGTTGGACTAAATTAAGTTCGCCTTCGACCTTTTCAAGTTCCGCGTCCAACGCCGCGCACAATGCCAATATCTTTTCGTCGTGCAATGACTGCGGCAATATTTCTGTCAACATCTTACCACCGCCTTTCTGCGATAATTGACAATGGACAATTGACAATTTTCAATTATCCAATTATCCAATTTCCAATTTTCCAATTTTCAATTATCCAATTATCAATTGAAGCAGTTCTTCGCACTTTGATAATGTACAATTGACAATTGACAATTTTTTAATTCTCAATTTTTCAATTTTCAACTATCAATTTTCAATTATCAATTATCAATTATCAATTGAAGCAGTTCTTCGCACTTTTGCCTGTCACCATGTTTAACTTCATCGGCGAATTTTTTTATCAAAGTCCATTCGTCCTCGTGCGCCAAAAGACTGCGATGTTTGCGCGGATTTGGATTTTCTTTTCGCCAACCTGCAGGTCTGCCGCCGCCGGGACGCGCTCCGCCCCAACTCATGGCAAAAGTCCTTGCGCCTTAAGCTGTTCGCGGTATTTGTCGGTGTCTGCCTTTATCAACGTCACAAAAACTTCGGAGGCGTATTTGACATTTTCCGGCACAACTTTTTCAATCGGCGTAGGCTCGGTAATTTTGTTGGTCATCGGAATTTCCACGCCATCAACTGCCGCGTGCTTACCTGCCTTAGCATCTTCCCAATCCATAAGCATTCCTGCCAATACATCTTCCGCCATTTCCATTGCTTCATACAAAGTTGCGCCTGAAGTTATCGCCCCCTCCACGTTCGGAAAATAAACACCGTAGCCTACGCCTTCTTCATACTCAAACACCGCAGGGTATACATACTTCATAAAAATCCTCCTCTATTTTAAAGGAACATCGGCATCCTTGCCTCAATTCCTGCATTTCACTTAAGTCCGACGCGCTTTAAGATTTTTTCGAGTACGTCGTGCGGTACTTCCTGTGACTTGTGCCGACCTATGGTTTCGATTGCACCGGTTTTTGGGTTTATCCATTTATCGTGATTCGCCCTGTGCTTGTAAAACCTGTAGTCTGTTTTGGCTTTCATTTCCCTTTCAAGTTCTCCCCAAGTCATTTTCTGCACCTCCCCCTAACTTGTTTATATTGTAGCATAATCTTAACAAGTTGTCAAGGCAGTTGCACATTATCAATTGTACATTATCAATTACCAATTACTCTTCTTCCGCGCCGCCATACCTGATTGAAATGTCACCTGCCAATGCCACTGTCCGACTGTTCGTCGCCGTGAAGGTCGGTGATATTATCTGCGCACGTTTCGCGCCTGCCGCACGTATCCTGTAGTAAAGTTCGGTAGGATTTATATCCCTGCCTAACTTCGACTTCTGCCACAGGATATAATCTGCTATTGCCTGTTCAACCTTCACCTGCACCAAACCGATATTGCTTGTGCTTTTGTCTATGTAATATATCAAGTCAATGTCATAAGTCACGACTTCAGGCTGATGTACCAAGACTTTGTCGGTTAATGGTCTGCGCGTCTTGTCATTCAGGTAGGCTGAAATTTGTTCGCGCATTTCTTCGCCGGGCAACTCTCCGCCTTCCAACAACGCATATATATCTACTTCGCCGGGACGCAAACTTTCCGCCGCAACGTCCACTATTAAACTCGACACTGCTTTTGTAAATGTTTCATACGCCTTGACAGGTCCTGCTACCGAAAATGTCTCAGGCGTAATTCTGATGCGTTCGCGGTAACTGTCATCTGATTCAATGTCCGCGCCGCCTTCAGTCACAGTCAAATTGGTTATCGATTCCAGAAAGGCTTGCGGATCAACTATCTTGCTCAGTTCGCCGACTTTGTAGCCGTTGCCAAGCTCCCCTGCCTCCGTGCAAGTCGCGTGGACTGTCTTTGCCACTTCTCCTGCCAGAAATATCACTTCTTCGTCCAGAGCAAAATTCACATTGTCCCCTGCCGTCACCCTTGTGCCTTGCAGGATTGTTAAAGTCTTTTCACGCGGCGCACTTAATCTGACTTCCACCGTGCAACCTGCCGCACTCGCTCCCAATCGACTGCAGCCTACCAGTTCGCCTATCTTGTCTAAGGTAAGTTTCCGCGCATACGCCAATAAATTTTCCTTCGCCAGCTGATTGACTATCACCCTTTGCTGAGCAATTATCGCCAACATACTTTTCAACATCAGCAAGATTGGATCTGCGCGTTTCAATTTCCGCCCAAGCTCCGCCTCTACCAACTTTTGACAATCTGCTGTCAACCGGTCTATGTCTACTTCCAAAAAATTTAATTCAGGTAACATAATTCACCTCTTTAACACAAACTGCACGACAGGCGTAAGTTTGCCGTCCAAGCCGACTTCATAGCGCACTGCCGTGACTTCTGCGCGACTTTCAAACTTCTTGCACGCCGCAATTATGCTCCGCGTCATACGCACTTGATTTACTGCAACCGGCGCGTCCAACATTCCAACGTCTATCCCAAATTCCCTGTCAAGCGGCACTGTGCCTTTCGGCGTGGTTACTATCATTTGAATATTCTGCGGGTTGTAAATTTATTGCGCCGCCTATCTTCACTTCATTCATCAGCTATATACTCCTTCAACTTGATGTCAAGTTTGTTGGCTAAAATGTTGCCTTCGCCATCGTACACCAATGCATCTTCAGACAAACTTTCTACCACCCACAAATTTTCGCCTATCGCCTCGTTCGCGATGATTAAATAATCTGCCTCGCCGTCGTGGCAATACTGACGCAACTTATCTGTTTCGCCGCGCACGTCCGCCCCTAAGCCTACATGCAATGTCATACTGAAGCTGATTTCCTCCAATTCCCTGTGCAAATATTCCAACTTGCCCGGCAAACCTATCAGCTCATGCTCGGCGTACTTCGCCTTGCTCGCACGCTTGTATTGGTCAAACGTCGTCACATTAAAGCTCGACACTTCAAACACTACTTCCATAAAACAACCGACTATCATTTAATCACCTCCGAAAATATTTTTCTTGACAACTACCGAATAAACACATACTAAAAGAAAGGAGCTGTTGCCTATGGAATTTGAAAAGGCAGATATTGAATGGTTGTTGATGATGATTGTAATGCTGATTCAAAAATTTCCGATAGACATTGAAATCAACATCAACATAGGCAAGCAAAAACCTTCCAAAAAGCGCAAACGCCGTCGGAAGCACAAACGCTGATTGAAAGGTTGGTCGTTAAAGAAAGGAGGCGTTGCCTCTGCCTTTAACGTGCAAATTTTATCATCCGAAAGGAGTTTTGGCAATGGAAATTTTGAAAAAACATTCAGGCAAAATTGCACTCGCCGCCTTCGCCTATGGACTTTATTTGACTTGTGATTGGCAGTGGACTAACATTAAATCTTTCCTCAGCGGCGCGGTTTTTTACTTCGCTTTTGCAAAGGAGTTTGGGCATGGAAAATGAATTGAACGCGGCGCGGATAAAAGCAGGTCTTTCAATCAAAGCATTGGCTGAATTTTTGGATGCGCCATACTCGACCATTCAAGACAGTTGTTCCGGCAAACACAAGATGCCGCGCTGGGTTGAAAAATTGATTCTGGAAAAATTACAGAACTCACCCCGCAAAGACATTCAAGGATAATTGATAATTGATAATTGATAATTGATAATTAAAAAATTGTCCATTGTCCATTATCAATTGTCCATTGTCCATTGTCCATTGTCCATTGTCCATTGTCAATTAGCAAAGACATTTGCGCTGCCTTGAGCGACAGCTCCTCCGCAACTTACCGCGTCGCCTATCCTGCCGCAGGGAATTGAATTTATAAAAACCGTGCCACTGCCTGAGCTGATAACTCCTGAGTGTGGCGGGTGGTCGGGGCAACCGTGCGGCGCGTATGCGTCACCTACTCTGCCGCAACCTTTGCCATTTATAAAAACATTTCCACTGCAACCTACCAGCGCAGTCGGCGGACAAAGATCGTGTCCTGTGTCCAAATCGCCTTGCCTTGTTACTGCCGCCATTCAATCACCACCAAAATAATTGATAATTGATAATTGATAATTGATAGTTGAAAATTGGATAATTAAAAATTGTCAATTGTCAATTGTCAATTGTACATTATCAATTAAGGTCAATTGTCAATTGTCCATTGTCCATTATCAATTTGCTCAATCCTTGCCTTCGCCACTTCAAAAAAATGTTCGTCCAATTCAAAGCTGATAAAATTTCTGCCTGTATTTATCGCCGCAACCGCCGTTGAGCCTGAACCGATTGTAGCGTCCAAAACCGTTTCGCCTTCATTGCTGTAAGTTTTTATCAGATATTCCAACAGATAAATATTTTTAGATTGCGGATGACTGGTTAGAAAATCATTTTTAAATTTTTGTATGTCCTGCGGAAATCTGTCACCAGAATTATTTTCACTGCCATAACAAATTCCAGCGCGATAATTGTTTGACCAATGCGGAGAAATTCTTTTATATGGTTTGCCGGGCGTGAATTGCGGATTGTAGGTCGGCAATTTGCGGTAGAAAATTAAAATGTCTTCGTGTGCGCACAAAGGCATTTTCTTTGCGTTCAAAAAACCTGTGGCTAAATTTTTGTGCCAGACCCATTTGTAGCGATAATATTTGAAGTTGGAATTGGCAAGTTCGATTAAAAATTTGCCTTTCGCGAACATCGCACACGCGGCGTTTAATTTTGTCACGCGGAATATTTCTTTCCAGAACTTTTGCAAATCAATCTTCACGTCGAAGGCGCAGTTGGTAATTCCGTAAGGCAAGTCGCACAGGACAAAATCAATCGTGCCGTCTGGAATATTTTTCATACCTTCCAAGCAGTCTTCGTTAAAAATCTGAATCATAAAAACCTCCAAAATTTATGTTGAATAATCTTGAAAAGATACTCGACTAAAAACAAGATATATGTTATACTTCAATCATCAAATCAAGGGGGAGGTGAACGGTATGGACTTGGATTTAACAGATTTTATAACGCTGTTTTGGACTTTGTTTCAAATGTATGAAAGGTTTTTGAAAGCTAAACCTACAAAGAAAAAACGCAAATCAAAAAGCAAAGGCAAACGGCGCAAATAAAATCTTACCAATTGGGGCGAATGCCCTTTTTTGGCAAGTCCAACCGCAACCAATGAAAAACTTTATTAAAAATCACGGCGAAAAGATTATCACAATTTGCGTCGGTGCAAGTCTTCTTTCGACACTGGATTGGAGCTGGAGCAATGTAAAATCTTTCCTCAGCGGCGGTGTCATTGCTTTTTATATCTGGTTAATTTTCACTGCTAAGGAGCGTGATTAAATGAACGGCTGGGGAGGAGTTCGCGAAGGCGCAGGGCGCAAACCTCAAACAGGCGAAGTCAGGAAAAATTGTTCGCTTAAAGCTACCGCCGCAGAATGGCAACTTATTCTGGAATTTGCAAAAATCGTCAAACACGGCGATAAATCTGCCGCCGCCAACTTTGTAAACCAACACAAGGTCAGTTGATAATTGATAATTGATAGTTGTCAATTATCAATTCAAGTAGATGTTTTTCGCCTTCATGGTAATGTTGCCTGTGCAATTTATATTCCAATCGCCTGTACTGCGATTAAATTCAAAGTAACTGCCGCCTGCAAAATCTTTGCGCTGAATATCTTGACTGCCTGCGTTCGGCGGCGATTTTTCATTGAAAAGACAACCTGCCACAAAGCCATCACAAAAATTGTCGTCGTTGTCGGGGAAGATGCACACGACTTCATCGTCCACGTCCGGCATCCAATAGTCTTGATTTTTCACTCCGCCGCGTTGCAAAATCCTGAGTTCGCCGCTTTCCAAATTGTCCATGTCGGGGAATGTTACCCTGCACCTGTTAGTTTCCGGATAGGTCACGCTCACTATCCCCACTCTGATTTGTTTTTTCATGTTTCCGCTCCTTTTGAAAAGGCGAATAAATGTTTGTGATATACTTCAATCATTCTAAAGAAAGGATTGTTGCCTATGATTGTTGAAAAGTCAGATGTTGAATGGTTTCCGGTATTCTTGACAGGGCTAATCAGCTTAATCCTTCAAGCTGTAGCAATTTTAAGCCAAAACAAAAACCTTCCAAAAAGCGCAAACGTCGCAAACACAAACGCTGATTGAAAGGTTGCCAGAGGCGATGCCTCTTTTCGTGTGCAGATTTTATCATTTGGAAGGAGTTTTTACAATGGCTTTTTTAAAAAGACATTTCAGCAAAGTTATCACGGCAGTTTTGGCAGTCGGTTTAATCAGCCTTTCGGATTGGGATTTTTCGCACTTCAAATCCTTTGCGACAGGCGCGGTTATTGCCTTGTCGGTAGGTCTGCAATTTTTGAAGGAGTATAAAAATGCCTAGGGGCGGAGCGCGATCTGGCGCAGGACGCAAACCTACTGCCGCAGGTAGGCGTCCACAAAATCAAATTCGCGCTTTCCCCGACGAATGGCTTTTGATTCGCAAATTCGCCGCTCAAGTCAAGCATGGCGACAGGCATAAGTGCGAACAGTTTTTACTAGACAATGCTTAATCCATTGTCTTTTTTCTTTTCAAAATAGTATTGACTTTGATAAAAATATCTGCTATAATTAAGTCAAGAAATGCGAAAGGAGGAAGCTGTGATGGAAGAGTTAGAAAAATGGTTGGCACGGGCAATACTCTACGCTACGGCAATTCACTACTTGATAATTTTCGTGAAATGGTTTTGGAAATGGTTACAGCCCGACAAACCAAAAAGCCCCAAGAAAAAGCGCAAGTCTCGCAAACGTAAACGCAAAAATTCTTAAGGCTAAAGGCGGGGCAGATTATCTGCCCTTGCCGTATTCTATCACAGCGAAAACTATGTTGACAAATAAAATTTTTTTGACTTTGTGCGTGTTGTTCATGATTGTGTTTTGCGTGAATCGCTTAATAGGCAATGAAGCAGATACAATTTCCACAATTGCCTTTGCCGTTGCCGCCGTTAAAGTTGCAGAACATTTTGTCGGAGAAAGGATTAACAAATGAACAAGAAAGGTCAGCCGCGCAAAGGCGGTATGCCGGTAGGTCACCGCAAACCGGAAGGCGTTCGCTCCATGCGCTCACTCAAGGCTTATGATGATGAATGGCAAATTATTAAAGCCTTCGCCGCTCAAGTCAAGCATGGCGACAGGCATAAGTGCGAACAGTTTTTAAGCTCAGTAACCTGTTAAACATTTCCTAAGCTCAAGACTGCACTTGTAGCCGTTACCGACACTGTGCCGCGCCTTTTCTATCAAATAGTTGCCTGCGTAAAAGCCGAAACTGTCATCAAGTTCAATCACATTCCCTGCCAAATATTCAAAACTGCCGACTACTTCCAACCGCACCTTGATTTCTTCCTTGTTCTTGTCGCGCAGTTGTTTTTTTGCCAACTTTTCTGCTTCCGCCACCGATTCCACTTTCTGGTTAATCTCCAGCGTCATACCTTCCGACTTCGTGCCGTCAGTGTATGTGTATTCTATAAATTCTTTCTGCTTGCCATGCTGATATTTCACATGACAGGCTTTATAGATTTTGGAAATGGTCGCCGTCGCGTCGAAGTGGATAATTTTGTCGTCGCCGTAGCTGAAACTTGCCACTGCCTCCTGACTTTCATACTTTTCTGCGTCGAAGATTATCACCTGCTTGTCGTTCACCTTCAACGCCAAGCCGTTATCCTTGCAAAGTTTGTGCAGAAATGTCAGCTTGCTTTCCGACTTCTGCTCCGCCCTTTCTACCTGCGCATCTTCGCCGTCGAAAAATAATTCCAATCCTGCTTCCTGCGCGATGTCTCCGGCTATCTTGCTGAGCTTTACCTTCTCCCAACTCCGACTGCCTTCCACACTACGCAAGATTGAATTGTTCGGTATCGAGTTCAATTTTATCTGCGCCACGTTCGGCGGATAGCTGTTTGAAATTTCATCTATCTCAAAATTTTCAAGGTCTAATCTTTCTTCCTGCTCGCCTACCAACCTGCAGATTGTCACGCTCGCCACATCGCCGCGACTTGGAAACCATTCCGCCGTCCATAGCCGCGCCCTGTCTTCCACTCTGATTTCCGCAAGGTCACTTTCGCCGTCCAGATTATCTGTCATTGTAAAACTTGTCAGCCCCGACATTTCCTGCGTCACGTCCACTCCTGCTATTCTGATTTCCAACCATACTCTGCGCGTCTTCATGCCTGTCACTTCTTCCAAGGCGGCAGGCGACGCGCCTTCTTCTGCACTTCAGGCAAGGTCAATTCTACACCTGCGCTGAAAATGTACACGCGCTGACTGTCTTTGTTCGCGTTCATCAGCTCCGGCAAATATTTTTCACTGCCTAATTCCCTGTACGCCAACCAGTCAAACATTTCACCGGCTTTTGTCTTCATGAAAAACTACTCCTTTGCCTGTCCCTGCCGCGCCGCGCCATATACCTGTCCAATTCGCGCTCCAAGTCGATTGCAATCTTGTTCGACGCGGCTTCCATTACCTGCTTGTCCGCATTGCCTTCCACCGTCACGCTGATATTTATGTTAAAGCCTCTGTCTGCCGCCAGTGCCTCACTGCCACTGCTTTTCTGCTCAGCCAACCTGCCCAGTTCATTGTCACCTTGCCGCTCCTGCACCTGCCTCAAGACATTTCCTGCAGGTACTTGACTGACTGCCTGTTGCGGTGTCGCTAATCTTTCCTGCGCCTGACTTAAAACATTGTCGCCTGCTGGTATCAACTTTGCTAATCTTTCGCCGCCCGGTATCTGACTTAAGACTTGACTTATCATCTGTTGAGGTGTGGAATTTTCGGCTGGTATAAACTTTGCAAATTTATCTCCGCCCGGTATCTGACTCAAGACTTGACTGATTATCTGTTGCGGACCGGAATTTTCGGCTGGTATGAATTTAGCTAATCTTTCGCCGCCCGGTATCTGACTTAAGACTTGACTTATCATCTGTTGCGGACTTGTACTTTGCTTTTGTACAGGAAAAGTCGTTGTGTGCGGAAAGGTTGTGGTGTGCGGTAAACCTTGACCAAACACGCTACCTTGCCCTGTGCGCCGACTTCGCGGCTGTCTTGGCTGAATTATACTTGTCGAACGCCGCGCCGCACCTTGACGCTTGTACGCCGCTTCTAACGCCCTGCCGCTCCGCGACTGCCTCACACGCTCAGGTAACTGCCAATATTTTTTCGGCACTTTGTCATGTTGGATTTTAGCTTCCACTGTCTGACTGATTCCTGCTTTCAGCTTGTCCAACTGCAAAGTCTTTTCTGCCTCTGCACGCCGCCCGACTTCCAAAACCTTTTCCACTTCGGCTTGCAAAGTCTTTTCTACTTCTGCCTGCCGGCTGATTTCTATCTGCCTGTTTATCTGCGTCAATTTGCCTGTGTTCAAACTGCCTTGTCGCTCTGCCTCCGCCTTGTACTTCAGCACTTGCTCCACTCGACGCGCCTTTGCCTTTTCCAGTGCAGGTGTACTTTCCCCGACTTCCTGCCCCAGCATTGCGCCTGTCTGTTTCCACAGTTGCACTGCTCGCCGACTGCCGTCGATTGGTATTGCCGCTTCAGGTGATTTTTCTGCAAACGTCGTCAGGAATGCGCCTTTCTGATAAATGCCGCCTTCGTAGTTCGCCGCGACCGGCGTTGACACTACTTTCGGTACGCTGATTGTTATGTTTGAAATCTGCGCCGCCTTCGCCGACAAACTGCTTGCCACACTGCTTACTGCGCCGTCCAAACTGCCCAAACTACTTCCTGCACTTTGCGCACTGCTACTTAAACTTTGCAAGTTCGACCCTGCACTCTGCGCCTCTGTGCCCAACGCCTGTAACTGCGTTGATACTGTCTGCGCGTCTGTACCAAGCTGTTGCACTTGCGGATTGGTCAACTGCGCCGCCGACTGTAAATTATTTACCTCCTGCGCCGCCAACTGATAACTTTGCTGACTTTCCTGTTGCTGTGTTACCTGCGCCGCCTGTTGCTCCTGCATTGCCGCAAACATACTTTGCTGTTGCTCCTGCATTGCCGCGAACATACTTTGCTGTTGCGTTACTGCATCTGTCTGTTGCTGGACTGTCTGCGCGGTATTACCTGCCGCCTGTCCAAGTTGATTTACCTGCTCCTGCGCTTGCGAAGTGTCCAACATTGCGTCAGGCATACTTTGCGGCGCACTGTTTAAAAAGTTGCGTTGCGTTTCACTCATGCCGGCTTGACTTTGGATTTTCATTTCCATGTAATCCAACTGCTTCACAGGGTCCAGCGCATGGCTGAACGTGTCGCCTATTCCGCTTGCCGCCGTGCTGAATACTTTGGTTAAATTGCTCGCCGCCTGTTTGCCTGTTTCCAATAACCTTTCCCCGAAACCTGAAAAGTCTCCTGCCAACAAACTTGCGATCGCTCCGCCTAAGCCGCTGAATAATTCCGTCACCGTCGAAATTGCTTGTGACACCGTGCCTACCAACATTGCCGCAAATCTGATTACCACATTGATTGCCACCAACACCACGCGCAATACCACTCCGCCGAACGCTTCAAATGCAGGGGCTAATCTTTGCAAGGTATTTGACAGCGACGCAAACGCCGGACTAAGCGTACTTACCGAACTGCCCAATACTCCGCTCAGCGAACTTGCCATACTGCTTAGTACAGGCCCGACCTGCGCCCAATTTTGATACGCATAATATCCTGCCGCGCCTATCGCCATTAACGCTATTCCTACAGGACT